ATGAATAAAAAACTATTAACAAAAACATTGATAGCAAGTGCTTTAGTTTTAACAACAGTAGGTTCAGGTTTTCATTCTTCTTCAAATTATAATGGTATTAATAACGTTGCAAAAGCTGAGCAAACGACAGATAACGAATTGTGGAAAAATGTAAGAGACGCTTTAAAAGAAGCGAATATTATCGATAAAACAGATAATGAAAATGTCAAAGTGACTTATAAATTAGCAAATGGCGGTGAAAACAGTATTGAAGGTACCGCCAATTTAAATGAACTTAGCAATTCTAATAACAAACCGATCAATAGCGATAGTGTAAAAAGCATTGATTTGTCAAGGAAAAATCCCAATGGAGATAGATTTGACGCAAATGATGCATGGAAAAAATTAACTGATAAATTAAAAGAAAAGCAGATTGTGAAAGACGGTGATACAGTAACTATTCATAGTAAAGACGAAAAAGACCCTAAAATCTCAGCTAAAGTCGGTGAAGTCTATAATGATAACAAACGATTGATGTTGTTTAAAAAGGATATAGATAAAATCACTATAAACTAGTTATAGATAAAGACAGGTTACTTTTTTAATGTAACTTGTCTTTTTTTAAGAGGCAGTATCTCAAATATTAATTTATAATTTCTAAATCTATATCTATACTTTATCTATTTCTATATACACACTCATCCCTCACTGCAACACAGGGCGTTTCTCAGCGTCTTAAAATAAAAAAACGCCACTCGTAAGTGACATTAAAAAATATCTTTTATAACATATCCAGTATTTTTGTTTGATCTGGAAAATTCATTTTTGTATATAGGTCATCTATAGTAATTGTATAGAAAGAATGTGAATAATTACTTATTAGTTTATCCATATTTTTCATCAATTTTATGTAATCATGTTTATTCAAAAATAGACATAGTGAAATCAACAAATCGAATACATAACTACCATTCATTGTAGGAACGTATTCTTTATCGTATATTTTGTTATAATTGGCGAATATATTAGCTCTACTTTTAGCCCTGTCTATTTTATAATCATACAATCTTTCTTCATGCGCACACACGTTACGAAACATATGTGCTTGTTGTAGTATACTGTCTACATCTGATGGAGTTATTTGAACACGTGTTTTATAATCTCTTTCCAATTTCCTTTTATAGTCTTTAGCAACTTCCAATCGAAGATCATCATCCAAATTGGAATACATTTTTGAAACATTACCTAAAGTTAAATAATTCACCAATATCCATAGTGGCACTCCATTATGAGTATTAATATAATGTTTTAATGGTTTATTTTTTCTATTACTCATAACCGAGCTAAATGTAGCAACCATTTTCACGATGCTATCTGTCTTACTTGTGTCAGATGAATAATTTTTAAAGTATAAATATGAATGTGGTTCTCTATATTTTTCGCTAAAATAATATGAAATTCTTGATTTAATATGAGTTTCAAATACTAACAAATACTCTAATAAAACATTCCTAAATTTTCTATCTAGTTTGTATAAAGAAAAGACTTCTTTAAAATGAGTACCTTGCTTATATTTATCAGGAACCAAAAAATTACCATTAACATCTAGTTCTAAAAATAAATCTTTATAACCATTTATGATATTATAATAATTTTCATTTTCTAAATCTCTTTTAGCACTACTCGGTACTTCCATTCCTCTTCTTCTTAGAATTTTCAATTGTTTATTATGACTTTCAAATGGCTTCATAAATTTACCCCTATAAAAGTAGCCATAACCCGAATAGAGTTATGGCTAGATCGTTATATATATAATACATTTAATTTTATCGGTTGTAAATAAATAAGAAATAACAAAAAGAGATATTTTACACAATTACCTCCTTTATTTTATTGCTACTCCTCAAACCCACCAATATTATCAATAAACACTGGTGTTGTTACATTTAAGTCTACTTTCTCAGTAAATAAGCTATGGTATCAAACTAATTAGTATTAATTTATAAATAGCATAGCTTCATTTTCTTCAATCCTCTAACGGTATATCATCCACAATCACAGTATGGTTAGGATTAGCGTTAGATACATCTTTTACAGTTTTATCTAATTCCTCATCGTCTCCGTCCCATTCACCAATGTTAATGAATATAGGAACATCCCCGTTGATATCATGCTTATCTGTAAATAACTTATGGTATTTACCCAACATATCACGAGCTTTTAAACGATCACTTGGCTTAATTGGCACCTCTATCAGTTCAACATGTTCATTATAGACTAGCTGTACTTTGCCACTTTGTGGATTCTCTTTATATTCCCCTCGCTTGACTACAACTTCCTTCGTTTCTGTTTCGTCACCGACTGCCGCATTCGTAAGCACATGTAGTAACTCTTTTGCAGTTAATACATTCTCATCTATAATTTTATCTTTTTGTTCTTGTATATATTGCTTGATGTGTGGCTTCTTTAATAACCTACATCCTGTCACATGCGCACTATTTGCGCTATAGCCTGCTTTTATGGCACTTTGTGTTACATTTAGTGTTCTTATATACTCATTCACAAAACGCGCTTGTTTTACCGTTAACCCACTCATTCTATCACCTCCACAATTTTATCTAATAAGGTTTCATACCATAATCTTACAGATTGTTCTGAACACTCTAAGACATTGCTAATATCTTTAAAACTACGTCCTTGTATTAAAGAATCGAAAATATAAAACTCTTTATCATTAGCTACTTGGTCAACAATCATTTCTAAGTGATTCTTTACAATATGATCATCAATGTTATCGTCTGCCATCCATTCATTAGAATTTTCATCACCTATTGAAAAGAATTCATCGGTATTTATTTCATCATCTATCAACACATCACTTCTAGTTCGCTTATGATAATCACAAACGAAGTCTTTTATTTGCTTTTTATCCATTGTTACACCACTTTTACATATGAAGATTGGTGATATGCATTTACTCGTGCAATCTTACTGTTTTCAATTGCTGTATTTCTTTGTTTTTGACGTTCTGAACGTTGTTTAATACTTGCTTGATACAAATCAACCTGTAAGCGTTCAATGACGTTGTAGGGCTTATATCGTCCATTTGAACACATATATTTTACAACTTGCTTCTGCTCTTTTTCTGTATAATGATTTAGTACCTTTTTCAACAACGCCATATTATTTATAGATCTATTTTTATAGTTTTGTAATCTTGCCTTTGTTTCAATAATTTTGATAACTAGTTTTTCAATTGGATATGAGACAGACACGATCCCCATTATTTCATCACATGTTGTGGTCGACGCACTCATATGGTACATACTTTCAATTTGGAATTCACACATCTTAATTTTTTTATTAATAAATGCTGGGTTAAATTGCGTTAATAGTTGATACTCAGATAATTTATTGTCGCTATTACGATAATAAAAAACGTTCTTAGATTTACTCAGTTTCATTTATCTACCCCACTACTTAATAAAGCCAAACCAATTAAGGCTTGGCTTTTGTCTATTTGTTTTTTCTAATATTTACTTTATCAGCTAAATCTGAAATAGTTGGAACATCTCTTACGTTTCTTTTTTCCTCATCGTTCACATCTTCTTTAAGTGCTTCTAAAATAGATAAGCGTTGGTTTTCATCTAATTCAGCATTGTTTATTGCTTCTAATGTTTTACTAAATTGCATTATTTCTTAACCTCCAATTTTTTGTGTGCATTGAAACGAATTGATTTTGTATTAATAAGAAAGTTGTTGAGGTAAAGTACAATTACTTCGCCATATCGTTGTCTAAATAAATTATCTTTTTTCATTTCATTTTGATCTATCAAGGAATCGAACTTATACATATCTTCTCGATATTCTTCATTCATATTGTTGATTTTATCAATAACATTATTAAACTGTTTGATTGTACCTTCTAATTCACGCGCTAAACTTTGTGCTTCCTCTTGATATAACTCAGGAATATTCTTCCTATTCAACAATAAGTCTATGAGTTTTTCGCGCTTAATGCTGTTAAATAATTCCTTTTTAATTTCAAATCTTTTATTATCTTTTGCTTTCTCATCTTCTAATTTTGAAATCTTATTAAACGCCTTATCAGCCTCATTATCGTTGCCAACTTTTATATACTCTTTATATTTGGAAGATAGATCTTCAATAGTTTTTGTAGTATTTTCAATTTTAGATTCTAAATTATTAATTTCTTCTTTGTAGCCTTTTACTTCATCGGAATATTTTTCAAATAAATGATTTGTTTTCATTTATGTTACCCTCTTTCATTTCATAGTTATCATGTTACACTTCAATTTTTTCTAGGGCTTTCAAACGGTTCTGACTGCCCTCAATTAAGCCCTTAATACTTTTGATAGCTTCTATCTTATCAGCTTGTGTTTTAATGATGTAATAGCCTCTAGTATCTTTTTTATAGCTATATCCGATAGGATAATGATAATTAATGATTAAGCTTGTAATGACTTGTGTTAACCATCTATTGTTAGCCTTATTCACTTCATATCCCAATTGATTAAGTAGCTTTGTTTTAGTAATATATTTATTAGACGTATTTCTTATCACATTGAGTACTTGGCGGTGTTCAGTGGGTAAATGATACGTCTCTTTTTCTGCGATACTTTGCATTTCTACACCTCTTTCTTTTAATTATTTTATACCTAAATTATACCATTTTTACTGACCTAAAACAAACTTACGTTCGCTTTGTAGCGCGCTTTGTCAGTTGTTTAGCTTGTCGTATATAACACCTATAGAATCATGTTATCAACTTAAAAATGACCTTTTTACATTATTCTCATATAGAACTTAAGTTCGTCAAAATTATACGAACAAATGGCGAACAAACTTAACTTTTAGGCCTATGCCAAAAACACAAACTTTAGCTTGTATTAGCGTTAACAAAGTGCGCATACCTTGCACAAACCTTGCCATTTTTTCAATTCTCAAAGCCTGTATACCTTCCGGAAACCTTCCGATTTTAAAAACTAATACCTTTACATAACCTTATTATTTTCAAAGTCATAAAACAGCTTAGTATCAGCGTTTCACACTTTTTTAATTTCACCTATCTCAACCTTTTCATTTCTTCGCACCTTTGTATAACCTTTGTATTTTAAAACTGCTATACCTTGTATAAACCTTGTATAAAATTGTAGTATTTCATTAGGAGCCACACACTACATGTGACCCCACATAACATTATTTACTTATACTATAATAAGACGCTTTTAGATCATTCAATTTACGTTCTAACGCCGTGTAATCCTCTTGTGTCGCATTCTCATCTTGTACAAACTCAGTTACTAATTTTAATCCCTCAACTAACTCTGGTGCTGGTTCATTGATTCCCGTAGCTATCTGATACAACATTTCAATATTCGCTATCACATCAGTATTACTCGATTGAATGCCCTCAAGTGTATCAGTATCAAATCCATTTTCTAGGTACTCAAACACATCACTATTATTTGATTCTGCATATGTTTGTAATCCATACATAAAATATTCATCTTCAAACAAATGACTAGCCATCATATCACTAATAGAAAGCTGTTTACCGTCATGTAATTCATAACCTACATAATGCCCCTCTATGCTTCTTATAAGCCCCTCAGTGTGCTTAGGGGACGCTAATTCAAATGATTGCCTTACTTTACAATCTTTAATATATACATGACCAAACAACTTACTATTCATCACCACATAACACATATCAAACGGATCATTATATAACTTAAAGCAACATGGTTGTACTTTACTATGTTCTAATAATCCAGTGTAGTACCTTAGTAACGTGCCTGCTCGTGTTTCAAATTGATTTACGATAGTTTCTATGTTCATTGTGCAATCTCCTTTTGAGGCATTTTGCTGAATTGTTCAAACTCACCTGTCTCAGTATTAAATTTCTTAATGCTACATGTAGCCGCTTTATCGATGCATCCCATATCATCACTATCATAAAAATTAATATTATGAGCTTTACTTAAAGCCATACATACAACTGGTGAATACCACACTTCGCCATCTTCTATATATTCAACAAATAAATTTTCGGGTGCTGGCATAATTTGGATTGGTGCATCATGATGAAGTTGATTATAAATTTTCTCTTTGTCATTCATATTAGACACACTCCATTTCTTTCTTACTAACATTAAACGTGACAGGCAACCAATGATCTGTTTTAATATTTTTCGACCTTACAATAGGCAAATCCAAACCTTTACCATCAACCATATAAACAATTGGCTCACAAATATCCATCTCAATATGTCCATCTTTTTTAAGTTCAGCGATAACATCAAACGCTTCTTGATTCCACCCAACCCAAAACACAACATTAGGATGTTGACCACTTGTATATGCGCCGTCACCTTTATAATCAAAGTTATTTTCTTCAAATACACGTTCTATTTCTACAAATGATGTACCAGCATGCCCCTTTATATATTCTAAAATTTCTGACTTTAATTGATTTTTATTCATTTTCTTCCTCCTAATTTTTGATAGGTGTCCCACTGTCTTATTCGAATTGCAATTCAAGACACTTATGAATTTCTTTTTACGCTTACTCCCTCAAGGGCTTCACTTAATCTGTCTCACTGTCTCACTGTTTACGACCTACATTTATATATTTTGTATATTGTGTAAAATAATTTCTGTAAAACTTTACCCTAAAAACCATCAAGACACCAAGACACTTATAGCGTGGCATATACTGCCACAAGGGATTGCGGGTGTCTTAAACTTGTCTTATAAGTGTCTTACTGTCCTAAAAATAAGATGTTTAAACTTTAAGATTCTTATAATAAGAAGCTAAATCTACACTAAAGCCATATTGCTTACCAATACCTTCACCATATCGCGTTTGCTTTTTCACAGTGCCACAATAATTTGTATTTCTTAACGCTTTATCAATTTTTCTTAAATGGTGTTGTTGTGGTTGGTCATCTCGTTTCATCATCACTTTCCAAATTTCCATGCTACATACCTTGTCACGCCATACATAAGCACCTGGTTTTGTATTCGGTAATTCAATCAATTTACCATCACCATATAATTTAATATAGTCTTGGTCTATAACATCATGCGCAGACACTCTTTTTTCTTCTAACGTTCTATACCAATAGTCTGACGGAATAGGACGTTCAAGAAATTCTTCTATTTCTCCAACTAAAGCATCTTTTTCAGAATGAGCTTCTTGGACTTTTAAAGCCATTTCACTCGCTTCTTTATCTAGCAACAATGCTTTATCCGTCGGATTCTCATCAAAATATACTTTAGCTTCGGCAAACATTTGTTGCACAACATCTGGTGTTAGATCGTCAAATGGGCTTTTAGTTGCTTTATTTTTATCTGTCGTAATAGGAAAAAAACGACGATTGCCTGTTTGGTCTTTTAAAAACTCATAGTTATTGGTTGTCCCTACAAACACACACTGTCTAGGGTGACGCTCTGTGCGTTTACCATACGAAGCTCTATAAATATCTACAATGGCACTTATAAAACCCTTAATATCTTCAATAGTAGACTTTTGAAATGCCGACAGTTCTTCAATTTCACATATCCAAGAACCCTGCAATTTCTTATAGACCTCATCACCTTTAAACGTTTTAATACTTTGGTTATACCAATGACCTCCCAATTTACTCACTGCCGTAGATTTCCCAACACCTTGACCACCATATAAAATAATCATGGAATCATATTTAATACCTGGCTGATAGATTCTAGCAACTGCACCCATCATCCATTTTTTTGTAACTTCTCGATTGTAGTGATTATCTTCAGCACCTAAATAATCAATGAATAACGTTTCGATTCTTTCGATTCCGTCCCATGATTTAGATTCAATCATCGATTTAATAGGGTGGAATCTATTTTGATAAGCTTCCTTTTCAATTACAGTATCAATAAGATCACGGCTAAACTGCACATTATACAATTTATCAATATGTGAAATCACATGTGTGGTATCTATATCAGCCCAATAATAATTCGCATCCCCTTTTGACCTCCAATACGGTAGACGTTTCAGTTTGGTTACTTTTTCAAAAGCGTCATATTGTACTAGCCCTTTTAAACTCTCATCATTACACAATATGATTTCAGCATTTGTAGTCGTTTTTTTCAATGCTTGTGTAGTAGCAGAACGCCTTAATTGACTTTTCCAATCATTAGCATTTAAAACACCGGTTCTGCTATCAATCATTTCAAATACTTCTTCGTTTGTAACATCTTCCAAACAAAAACCTCCATTTCTAACTGTTTTTACTATCTTTTTTTAAAATACTTTTAAAAGTATTGTTTACTTCACTTTGATTAATAGGTGGTTTGCATACACTTGCCCACGCACTCACTAACCCATAAACTAAGTTTGGATCTACATACCTACGCAAAAGATAACCTGTAATTGAAGCCAATGTTGAATTGCGCTCTCCCTCACTTACACCAAAAGCTATATCTCGCCAATACACACTACCATGTCGCGTGTATCCTTTGATATTAGGACTATCATTTGATTGTTCATACTCCTTTGACCACTGTTCGAGCATATCAACATTCATAATTGGACAGTCATTCACTCGCTTAATAAATATGTGTCCTTTTTGAATAACTGGTAACGCAAAACATCTACTTGGCTGATATGAACCTTCATCCACTTTATGACCAATTTTATTTGCTAATACTTTTGTATATTTACGATAATCATCTGCACTTATTCGCTCATTCAGAGGGATATACAGGCGTATTCTAGCTTGTTCAGTTGTATGGCTGAACGATGTGTGCCAAAACCATGCAACATTGCTTAAAGCTGAGCTGATTGCTTCATGTAATTGCTTTAAATCATTTATTTCATCATAATCAAGTACAATCACATCTCTGTATACGACATTAACGTCATTGCGATGCTTTTTGATAATTTCACCATGATCATTTGCACCATTTTTAATATCACCGTAAACAGCAACACCACGTGCATACTTATAATTTGCTTCTATAGGCACAGACAGTTTATTAATTAACTTACTCCATTTAGGTTTTGAAAAGCTCTTAAATGAACGTGAGTCTAAACTTTCATAATGTACCACTGAAACATGTGTGTCATATTCTAATTTAATTTCATTCATTTTTTGCACCTCTTAATGAAACAACAGAGCAAAGATGTTATAATAAAAATAGTTATTTTTTATTAATTACTCTGTAATTTTTAATTTCTTTGCGTCATCTGATTCTGTCGCCAAACTTACATCAGATGATGCTTTTTCTATTTCATGAAATTTTTGTATAAGTTCATCGAACTCTTTTAAATAAACCTGTAATAACTCAACTGTATGTTCATTTTGTATACGATGTTCTAAATAGCTAGCAGAAAAATTAATATGTTCCCGTTTTGTTTCTAATTCATTTTTTACAAATCTATCTTCAACAAACCAAGCATGTTTGGTAGCTACATCATTAATTTTTTGTTTTATCACTTCAATGTCACACATTAAATCTTTAATTTCCCAATTCATTTTTATTCTCCTTTCTCTAATTGAAAATTATTCTTTAATTCTTGTGCGCACCATTTCATTATCAATTCTAAGTGCTTTTCACGACTGATCTCTGAAACCACTTCAATACCATTAACATATTCTGTGTGTTCATAACTTTCCAAATTATTCATGACACTTAACTCAAGTTGATAAACCACGTGTTCTATTACTTCTTTTTGTTCATTATTCATTTTCTAATCCTCCTGTTAAATTAAATCCTAAAGTTATTAGCCAAGCATAAACGCTAAAAGCAACATACATGTTAGATATTGCTAGTAATAAAATTGTTAACAACGAAACTAAGCAAATATAAGTTAAGTACATTTTCATTGCCTTGCCTCCTACATCCATTTTTTATGACGTGCCTTCATGTACTCCTCGAATCGCGGAATACTGATAACAATCATTGATGATGATAGTGAATAATATAAATCATCAATACCTTTATGATCTTTTTCCCACTCTTTTAAAATACGATTGACCGAACTGTATGAAATTCCAAAAATACCAGCTAGTGCATTAGGTTTCGCAAACAACGGATTTACTACAACTTGCTTTGGTTCTGTAACTGTATTTTCTTTTAATGGAAAATCTTGTAACTTTGTTCTAGGCATTTATTTAACCCCCTCTTTTTCAATAATTCCAAAAAATTCATTTGGTGTTATGTTGAAATATTCACATAACTTCATAACTGTTTTTGTATCTGGATTTTCAGTACGTTCGTGATACAAGCCATGTATTGATGTTCTGGAAATACCAGTTACCGTGCTAAGTTTTGACGCCGTAACTCTATGTTTCCCCATCAACAAACTTAAATTATTATTCAAGATAAGCACTCCTTTCTTTTAGTACTACAAGTACTTTTTTGTACATTGAGTACAAAACAAATATTACACACTTCTTTTTGTATTGTCAACACAAAAAATATTGTACTCAAAGTACAACTTATTTATAATTATAATTAGAGGTGATTTATATGACTTTTGGTGAAATATTAAAAAAAGAAAGAGTGAGTTGGAAGCTTTCGGTTAAAGAACTCTCTACTTTATCAGGCGTTTCGCAAACATATATAAGTAAATTAGAAAACGGAAAAAGAAATTTCCCTTCTTTAGAAACAATTTTCAATTTACTAATAGGCTTTAAAACACATATCGAATATAAAATGGGCAGTGAAAGCCCGTTTTATGAAATCAATAATAGTTACTTAGATGAAATTCTCATAATGTTTATAAACTCATCTAATAGTACTATTAGCGATAGAGACCCCAATGAACTTATTACACAATTCAATGAATATTATGATGTTACAATTAAAAAAAAACAGAACGAAAACTTAAAAATTGAAAGTGATATATTTAGTAATAAAATCAAATTGGTTAAAGGGACTACAAAAAAAGAAGTTATAGAAAAGCCTTATTTTGACTTAAATTGGCTACTTACTCAAAATGAATATGAAGTGTTTTTTGACAGAAGCTTTCTCTTAGATAATAATTTTTTAAATAAGAAGCATTTCACAGAAAAAGATATGTATTATTACAACGTTTTAAATGATAACGATTTAAAGACAATTAAAGATTTAATCGTTGTATTTTTACTTAATAAATACAATTACATTAAAAACAAGGATGATTTTTTTAATATCTTTACAAACTCGGAAGATGATAAAACTAAAAGAGACGCCTTATATAAAATTTTATATGAAACAGATTAATGTCATAATTTTCAAACAAATTATATAAAACAGTCAAATTCCTACGTGTCCTAGCACATCTACGTCTTATTTTAAGGTTGTGAGATACATAGTAAAAATGATTCAACCAATATACTCAAGGAGTGATTAAAAATGCCTATATGGCGTTGTAATATAAAAAAAGGAGCCATCAAAATGAATAAAATATTTAGAATACTCACTGTTAGCTTGTTTTTCTTCACATTTTTAATAAAAAACAATCTAGCATATGCTGATGTAGGGGTAATCAACCTTAGAAACTTTTATGCTAATTATGAACCTGAAAAGCTTCAAGGAGTTAGTTCTGGAAATTTTTCTACTTCTCATCAATTAGAGTATATTGATGGAAAATACACTTTATATTCACAGTTTCATAATGAATATGAAGCGAAGAGATTAAAAGATCATAAAGTAGATATCTTTGGAATAAGTTACTCAGGTCTTTGTAATACAAAATATATGTATGGTGGAATTACGTTGGCGAATCAAAATTTAGATAAACCTAGAAATATACCTATTAATCTCTGGGTCAATGGTAAGCAAAATACTATATCTACAGACAAAGTTTCTACTCAAAAAAAAGAGGTAACTGCTCAAGAGATTGATATTAAGTTACGAAAATACCTACAAAACGAATACAATATATATGGTTTTAATAAAACAAAAAAAGGTCAGGAATATGGATATCAGTCAAAATTTAATTCTGGGTTTAACAAAGGAAAAATTACTTTCCATTTAAATAATGAACCTTCTTTTACATACGATTTGTTTTACACCGGAACTGGTCAAGCAGAGAGTTTTTTAAAAATTTACAATGATAATAAAACTATAGATGCAGAGAATTTTCATTTGGATGTAGAGATTTCATATGAGAAAACTGAATAAATATAATTTAAGGAGAAAAGGCAATGAAAAAATTAATAAGCATCTTATTAATAAATATAATAATTTTAGGTGTCTCTAATAATGCCAGCGCTCAAGGCGATATAGGAATTGATAATCTCAGGAATTTTTATACAAAAAAAGACTTTGTAGATTTAAAAGATGTAAAAGACAATGATACTCCTATAGCTAATCAACTACAATTTTCAAATGAATCTTATGATTTAATTTCAGAATCAAAAGATTTTAATAAATTTAGTAATTTCAAGGGAAAAAAACTTGATGTTTTTGGTATTAGTTATAATGGCCAGTGTAACACTAAATACATATATGGTGGAGTCACAGCTACTAACGAATATCTAGATAAATCTAGAAATATACCTATAAATATATGGATCAATGGAAATCACAAAACTATTTCTACCAATAAAGTTTCGACAAATAAAAAATTAGTTACCGCTCAAGAGATTGATGTCAAATTAAGAAAGTACCTTCAAGAAGAATACAACATTTATGGACATAACGGCACTAAAAAAGGAGAAGAATATGGTCATAAATCAAAATTTTATTCTGGATTTAATATTGGTAAAGTAACGTTCCATTTAAATAATAATGACACTTTTTCATATGGTTTATTCTACACAGGAGATGATGGGTTACCAAAAAGTTTTTTAAAAATTTACGAAGACAATAAAACTGTAGAGTCTGAGAAATTCCATTTGGATGTCGATATTTCTTATAAAGAAACGATATAAATCTATTAATTATATTATAATCATTATTTTTCGGGTAGCCCGCCTACCCTTATTATTTTTTGCCAATTTTGAGGAGGGAGAAGCAAAATGTGGTTTGAAAAATTTAAAAATAAGAATAAAGAAACTAAATATAGATATTACGAGAAGTACAAAGACCCACTCACAAACAAATGGCGACGTGTTAGTGTGGTTCTTAATAAGAATGGTAAGCAATCACAAAAAGAAGCTCAAAGGCTCTTAAATGAGCGTATAGAAGCAAAACTGAATGATAAGACACCTACTACACTTAAGTCACTAACTTTTCATGCTGCAAGTGATGAGTGGTTTCAGAACTATATCAAAACGTCTGGGTCAAAAAGAACGAGTATTAAAACTAAATTGAGTAAGCTAAACACTTTGAAGAAATTTGTAGATGAAGATATTTTAATCAATAAAATAACACTTTCATATGCGCAACAAGTTTTCGATGAAATGGATAGTAAAGGTTATGTATATCAAGTTAACAAAGATGCGTTAAGCATATTCAAAAATGTATTTGAATACACCAGACGCATCTATAAACTGCAAGATTTAGAATTTTTAAAAGATATAACGTTAAATAAAAGAATTAAGTCTTATGATGAAGTGAAAGCTAAACGTAATAAATACCTCGAATTAAATGAAATACAATCTATCATCAAAGATATTAATATGAAGGCTCAGAAAATGCACTCAGGTATCCATAAACGGTTTTATTTATTCGTTGCACTCATGACCGAATTTCAAGCCTTAAATGGTATGCGTATTGGTGAAATGTTAGCCATTCAAAATGAAGATATAGACTTTGATAATAAGAGTTTAAATATTAACGGAACAATCCATTGGTTTCACGATGAATCTGGTGGATTCGGTGTAAAAGATACCACTAAAACAGAGTCTAGTTATAGAACAATTGGATTGAGTAGCAGAAGTTGCGAGATATTAAAGAAAGCAATACTGGAGAACAAAAAGGATTCAAAATGGAATGATGGATATCTAAATAGAAATTTTGTATTTACTAATCATAAAGGTAACCCAATGCAGACTGAAAGATTCAATAAAATCCTTAGGGAAGCAGCTAAAGATGTTGGTATTGATAAAGAAGTTTCTTCACATATATTAAGACATAGCCACATATCATTACTCTCTCAACAAGGCGTGTCACTTAAAGCTATTATGGATCGTGTAGGCCATTCCGACCACCGTACAACGCTTTCCATTTATTCTCACGTTACTGAACAGATGGATAAGGATATGATGAACAAACTTGAACAGTTAAAACTTGGATAA